TATCGGTGTTTCACGCCGCCCTACGCTCTGGGCGTCCCCGAGATCGCCTTGGGCATCAAGCGTGACATCGAGCACCGTCGGCCGCTGGCCTACTACATTTCCGAGCCGTGGATTTTCCAAGCGTACGAAGTCTATACCGGCGCGTTCAAGGAAATCCCGTACGGCGACATGATCCACGGCTTCCCGATGATCGAGCCGGATCAGGTCCGCGGCGTGCCGCTGATCGCGTCGTGTTTGGATGCGATCGCCGAGCTGCGGGACTTCAAGACGGAGACTTTGGACGCGGCCCGCGCGGCGGCCGACTGGTCGGTCATCCTGACGTCGCAGCACCCGGACGCGCCGTTTTTCTCCGTCAACGAAACGACCGACACCGAGCGTCGGACGATTCGACACGCTCCCCCAGGTTGGCAGGCGAACCAGATGTCGCCGGCCCACCCTGGCCCGCAGTTCATCCCGTTCTACGAAGCCCTGGCGCGTGAGATCGGCGGACCGGTCGCCATGCCGCTCATGATGCTCCTGCTTGATTCGAGCAGCATGACCTACTCGAGCGCGCGGTTTGACGGGCAGATGTTTTGGCGCGGAGTGGCCAAGACGCAAGGTTGGCTCGGCCGGATCCTGCTCCGGGTCGAAGCCTTGATCGCGATCGAAGCCGAGCGGGCCGGGCTCCTGCCGGCGCCGCCGGACGATCTGCGGCGCTCGTTCATCTGGCCCAAGGCTCCGCACGTTGACCCGGTCAAGGAAGCGACGGCCGATCGATTGCAGCTCGAAAACGGCTCGCTCTCCTACTCGCAATTGTGCGCGGCCAACAACACCACGGTCGAACGCATGATTGCGGTTCGCAAACGAGACAACGAAGCCCTGGTAGCGGCCGGATTGCCGGAGATCCCGGGCATCGCGAACGCGACGCAGACGGCGATCGCCAATTCCGGCGGACAAGGCGACAGCGCAGCCAAAGACGACGAAGAGCCGAAGCCGTCGCCAGCTCAGCGTGCGGCGCGACTCGCCGGGGCGGTCGGCTCGGTTTTGGGACGGAGGTCTGCCCATGCGAATTAGCCAGCGAATGGCCGCGATCCAGCCGACGACTTACGACGCCGAGACGCGTTCGGCTGTGGCTCTGCTCGCCACGGAAGACGCGATTTACTCGACCGACAGCGCCACCAAGAAGCCCATTCTCGAGGTGTGGCGGGCGGACGGCCTGGAACCGGTCGACCAGGTTCCGCTCTGCGACGCGCACGAGAAGAGCAGCGTCGCGGATGTCATCGGCTCGGTCTCCGACATCAAGGTCAAAGACCGCACGGTTTACGGCACTATCCGCATTTCATCGGCGGAAGCGGATACGGCGGTCAAGGTCGAAGAGGGCCACATTCGCGACGTCTCTTGCGGCATCGCTCCGCTGGAAGTTGTGGTCATTCAGCGTGGCGCGACGCGCGAAGTCAACGGCGAATCTTACACCGCTCCCGACGACAGCGACCTGCGAATTGTGACGCGGTGGCGGCTACGGGAAGTTTCACTTTGCCCCATTGGTGCGGACCCGTCCGCCAAGATTCGGGCAGCAACAACGGAGAACTGTTCGATGAACGAAAAGATGCGGGCGTACCTGCGCGGGATCGGTCTGCCGGATGACGCGAGCGACGAGGATGCGCGAGCGTTTTACGACTCGCTCCCCGAGCGGGCCCGACAGCGGGCCGACGAAGAAGCCGCCAAGGAACCGGACGGCGACGAGCGAGCCGAAGGCGACGACGAGAAGAAGGACGACGAGCCGGCCGCGACTGAAAAGGCCAGCCCGGAAAAGTTGACCACCCGCGCCGCTGGGAAAGCTCGTCAGTCGGCGGAATCGGTCCGCACGGCCGAGCGGTCGCGCATCAGTGAAATTCAGCGACTTGGCGAGGGCTTGCCGGCGGAACACATTCGCCGCGCCATCGACGAGGGCTGGACGAAGGAGCAAGCCGCCGTGTCTTTCCTCGATCTCTCGCGCACGCAGCGGAGCAAACCCTCGCTGCCTGCCATTCATTCGCGATCGCACGAAGCCGACTGCACGGTCGAAACGCTCGGCATGGGCCTGGCGATTCGCTCGGTAGGCGACAACAAACTGTTTGCCACCCCGGCGCAGTACGCGGCGGCGGGTCTCTCCGAGCGCGGGGAAGGCGATTATGTGCTGCGTCGGTCGCACGACAAGGCCAAGCATGAACGCGAAGCCAGCGAGATGCTGGAGCGGTCCTACCGCTACTCCCACATGTCGCTGGTCGATCTCTGCCGTGAAGCCTGCCGGCTCGACGGCAAGCAAGTCAGCGTGCGGACAGCCCCCAGCGAAGTGTTTCGTACCGCGGTCAGCGGTTCGAGTATGGCGGCGATTTTCACGACGAACTTCAATGCCCAGTTCATGACGGGCTATGTGGACTTCGACGACACGACGACCGAGTGGACCCACTCGGAAGATGTGGTCAACTTCCTCACTCGTGAAGTCGCGACGATGGGCAAGTTCGGCCAGCTCGAAAAGGTGTCGCGAGGCCAAACCGCCAAGGACATGAACACGAGCGACTGGAAAGAGTCGTACAAGATCGCGCGTTACGGTGGCAAGTTCACCGTCGATGAGCAGGACATCATCAACGATCGGTTCGGCGCGCTCGAACAGGAATCGCCGAAGGACATGGGCTTGGCCGCCGCTCAGTTGCGACCGGGCTTGGTGTACTCGGAAATCCTCAACAACGCCAACCTGGACGCGGACGGCGGCGCGCTGTTCAACGCCACGGCCGTCACCACGGCGGGCGGCCACGCGAACTACGCCAGCGGCGGTGGTTCGGCGTTGTCGGCTTCGACGTTGCAGACCGGCATCGCGGCGATTCGCAAGCAGCGTATCGCCAACCGCGTGCTCAACCTCAACCCGAAGTTCCTGATTGTCCCGCAGGCGCTGTACTTCAGTGCTGACACGCTGGTCAACTCGCCGCAACGCATCATCTCGGCCGACTCGGGTGGTACGAAAAACCCGTTGCTTGGTCTGTTGGGTGTGATCGGCGACGACCGCATCGGCACGGCTGGCGTGGTCGATCCGCGTACGGGCAGCGTTGTGGCGGGTGCTGACACCAACTGGCTGTTGGTCTGCCGGCCGGGTGATCAGGGCGCCAAGACGGTCATGGTCGGCTATCTGGCCGGCACCGGTCGCGCTCCGAAGATCCGCTCCTACGTGCTCGATCGTGGCCAGTGGGGCCTCGGCTGGGACGTCAGCTTCGACATCGGCGTCAAGGCGCTCGATTTCCGGGCAATGTACTTCTCGGCTGGCGCGTAGTAGTCACGGCAATCATGCGGGCCGTCGACCGGCGGCCCGCTTTCCTCACACACATTTTCGGAGACTTTGGACATGCCTACTGCTTATACGGCGCAGGCCATTCGGCGACAGGATCACCATGAGGTGAACATCGCTTCGGCGGCTGCGGCTTACAACCCCGGCGACGTGGTGGTCAATTTTTGCGGCGACGGCCGGGTCGGCATCGTCGCCGGCTTGGAAGCGGTTGCCTCGGGGGATCCGGTTACGTTCTACGTCACCGGCCAGTACGAAGTGGCGTGCGCTTCGGCGACGACGTTCTCGGCCGGCGACCTGGTGTATTGGGACGACACGAACAACACCGCGAAAACCACCGCAGGGACGGCCGGCGCGTCGGCCTACCAGTTGCTGGGGCGGGCCGTGAAAGCCAAGACCAGTGGTCAGTTGGTGGTGCTTGTCGAGATCAACCTGCCCGTGCGGTTCGTCTGTGGTGAAGTCACGCTCGACGGTTCGAACCCGACCAGCGTAATGACGGGCCTTTCGAAGGTGCTCAGTGCCCAGGCGGCGCTGAAGTCGTCCACCGCGCCGGGCGACGATCCTTCGTGGCTCAGCGTGAACTACAGCGGCACGGATGGCCAGCTCGACATCTACGCCTGGAAGAACACAGGCGGCACGGACCCGACGTTGGTGGCCTCCACCAACTCCTCGGCGGTCATCTGCTGGGGCGCGTACGGAGTTTAACCAGTGCCCTCGTTCGCCGACCAAATGTGGGAAGACGCGGCCGCGCCGTTGCTCGACGAGCTCCACGGCGTGGCTGTGACGTATGCCCGCGGTCTGCGAACGGTGGCCATCACCGCAGTGCCGAGCGTGTTGTCTCACGAGGTCTATGACCAAGACGACGGCGCGCTCAGCACGGTGGCGACCTTGCGGCAATATGTGATCGCCACCAGTGCCCTGGTACTGGACGGCGAAACGGTCGAGCCGCAACTACGCGACCGGATCACGGAAACGATCAACGGCGCGACGCAGGTTTTCGAAGTGTCGCCCGTGCCGGGCAAACCGGCTTACGAATTACAGGTCAGTGGCGCTCGCTGGTTGGTGCGCTGCAAGAGGGTCGATTGATGTCGTCGGTTGTCGTACAAATGGCGGACGCGGTGGTGAGCGCAATCAATGCGCACGACTGGGATCTCCCGGTCACGGCCGAGCGTTCGTATGCCGAGTTCGACGACCAGCTCAAAGACCTGGGAAAACTCCAGGTCGACGTGTTTCCGAAGTTCGACCCAACGATCGAACTCGACACGCGGGGCACCACAGGCTGGCAGGTGGTCATCGACGTCGGCGTGCGGAAGCGGTTCGACACGGAAGACCAAGACCAGACCACGGGCCGCATCAAGCGGGCGTCGATCGACGAACTGGTTGCCTTGGTGGAGTCTCTAGCGAAGTATCTGATCGCCGACCGTTTCACCTCGCTCGATGCGATTGGCATGGTCTGGCAATCGACGTCTGTCCCGGCGCTGTTCGTGCGCGACCACCTGCGACAGTGGTCCCAGTTCACGGGAATTGTCCGCCTTACCTTCGCTGGTCACGAGGTGCTGGCGTGATCGGACTGGACTTTGCCTTGCAAATCACCACCGCACCGGTCGAGAAAGCGGCCAAGCAGGCCGGCGTAAAGAACGTCGGACACGCGGCGGCCATCGTCCGCAAAGACGCGATCGCCAGCATTAAGCCGGCCGAAGGCGCGAGCTCGCCAGGCTCGCCGCCGCACACGCATGGCGGCAAAAAGAAACGCGGCAAAGGCAAACTGCCCAAGGCGATCTTGTTCGCGCAGGTCGGCGATACGGCGGTTGTCGGCCCAGCCAAGAGCATCACCGGCACCGTGGGCGAGGCTCACGAGTTCGGCGGCAAATACAAAGGCGAGACGTTCGCCGAGCGGCCATTCATGGGGCCGGCGTTGACGCGGCAAACACCGCGCTTCGCGGAAAGTTTCGCGGGATCAATCGGCACATAAGGAGTCTGACGCATGGCCGTTAAGAAGATGGGTTTCGAGGGGTTGATTTATTACGGTCCGGCCAGCAGCGGCACGGCGACGCAGCAAATCACGAACTCCCAGGACGTGACGATCTCCTACGACAACGAGGAAGGCGCGACGACCGTGCGCGGGAGTGGCTCGGCCGTGCCGATCAACACGTCGCGAGTGACCGCCAAGAGTGTGTCGATCGAGTTCACGATGCTCGTCAAGACGGACGACACGATCCTCGAGGCCCTGCGAGTGGCCGAAGCCGCCGGCAATCCGGTCGCGCTGCGGCTCAAGGACAACTCGAGCGGCAAAGGCTACGACGGCGACGTCAACTTGAGCATGCAACACGGAATGCCGCTCAAGGGTGAGCAAACCGTCAAGTTCACGGCGAAGCCGAACGACGACCTGCGTACTCCGCAGCTCTACGTGTAGTCGTCGCGAGCCAGACCACCAACAACTCCCCATTCGAGAATCAAGACAATGGCAACTAGCTACACGATCAACGTGCAGGGTGGCGGGCGGTCGATCAATCAGCCCGTCACTCGCACCGGCGACAGCACGCCCAACATCGAAATCGATCTGCCGGCCGGTACGGCCGGTACGCTCACGACGCGCACCGACAATGACACGGGTGTCGTGACGGTCGCCAGTCACTCAATCACCACGTCCGACACGGTGGACGTCTACTGGAGCGGCGGCAAACGCTACGGAGTCGACGTCACGGCGACGACGGCGACCACGATCAGCATCGACATCGGCAGCGGCGACAACCTGCCTTCCTCGTCAACGGCCGTCGTGATCGTTAAGCAGGTCGCCGCAAACATCCAGATCGACGGCGACAACGCGAAGATCGTGGCCGTGTCGTATGAAATGGCGCCGGCCGCCGGCGACGGCTTCGGTTGCCGCGTGACGTTCTTCGACGCCGTCAACGGCGGTGGCTCGGCGGTGGGCTCTGGCCTGTCGCTGGTCGCCAACGCCCCCAGCGTCTGCGACATCACGGGCGGCGCGACCAACCTCTACACCGGCAACGTGATCTCTTCGCTGGTGGCGAGTAACGGCAGCAGCGCCTACGCGGCGAAGCTCAAGGTCATCGCCGAAGTCGATTCAACTCCGTAACGAGGAACTATGGGCCGCTTCAAAGACAAGACGGGACGCGAGTGGGATCTGGCCATTACGATTGGCGCGGTGCATCGCGTTCGTTCGGCCACGGACAAACGCATCGACCTGCTTGCACCCACGGCGAAAGTCGACGGCCGGCCGCTGTTCGAACTGCTTAGCGACGACCTGGTTGAGTGCTGGCAGGTGCTGTGGCTGCTCGTCGAACCGCAGGCCAAGGCTTTGGCCATCACGGCCGAGCAGTTCGGCGAGGACATGGCGGCGGATTGCATGGTGGCCGCCCAAGACTTGCTGATTCGCGAGTGGGCCGATTTTTTCCGCCAATGCCAGCGACCCGACCAGGCGGCGGCGCTGGCAACGATCGCGGCGGGGAAGCGCAAGATCGTGGAGACGATGCGCAAGGGGATGGAGACGATCGATCTGGCGCAGGTCGAGGCGAAGCTGGGCGAGCAAATCGAAACGATCCTTGGCAAGTCGTTTGGCAGCTTGCCGGAGTCGCTGGCCGCGACCCTGGGCAGTTGACCTTACGGCAGTTGTGCTGGGCAGCGCAAGGCGCGCGGGCGGTGGCAGTTACCGCGGCCTTGCTGCCTTACTACGACCCGGCGCCGGCGAGTGAAGACCTCGAGCGGTACATCGAGACGGGAGTGCTGACGTTGACGGGCTGCGAGCCGCTACCTTACTCGCCGGCCGTCATGGAAGCCCTCGCAAGGCAGTGTGACCAACATGGCTAGTCGCGGGGACATCGAAGCCGGCAAAGCGTTTGTCACGCTCTACGTCAAAAATTCGGCCCTGGTCAAGGGCCTGCGCGACGCCGAAGCCCAACTTAAGAACATGGGCAAGTCGGTCGTCGGCGTAGGCGCGACATTCCTTTCGACCGGATCCGCGATCGTCGGGCCGGTCAGTGCGGCCACGGCCCAATTCGCACAGACCGGCACCGAGTTGCAGCGGATGTCGATCCGCACCAACGCCAGCACGGAAGCCCTGAGTGAGTTGGGCTACGTCGCCGAGCAATCAGGGCAAAGCGTCGGCACGATCGATAGCGCCCTGTCGTCGATGAACGCGACCCTCTCCGCGGCGGCGAAGTTTGACAGCGGTGCGATCCAAGCCCTCGGCCGGCTGGGAATGACACTCGACGACCTGCGTGGCAAGTCGCCCGACCAGCAGTTCGAACTGATCGCCGACTCCATCGCCCGCGTGCGCGACCCGGCGGAACGAGCGGCGCGAGCCACCGCGATCTTCGGCGGGGCCGGCGAATCGCTCCTGCCCATCATGCAACGGGGCGCGGCCGGCATCCGGGAAATGCGAGAAGAGGCCCAAGGGCTCGGGATCTCGATGGGTGCCGACCAGGCCAAGGCCGCGGCGGAAATGACGGCGGCATGGGTGGCGACCACGAACGCGGCCAAGGGTGCGGCCTTGGCGATCGGCGGCGCCCTCGCTCCGGCCGTTGGCGAAGCTCTGGGCGTGATTCGCACGGTAGCGGGCGCGGTGGGGAAATTCGCCCGGGACAACGCCGGCCTGGTGGTCATGGTCGCCAAGGTGGCGGCCGGCCTGGTGTTTGCTGGGGGAGCGATCACGGCGCTGGGCGCGGCCATCTGGTTGGCCGGCGCGGCGTTCGGCGGACTGGCGACAGCGGCGACGGCGGCGGCTGGCATTGTTGCGGCCGTGTGGGGCGTGATCACGTCGCCCGCCATTCTGGCCGTGGCGGCGATTGTCGGCCTGGGCCTGGCGATCGCGAAGCTCAGCGGCAAGTTCGCCGACGTGAAGAAGGCCGGCTCGGCAGCGCTCGACACCGTCAAGGGAATTGGCGCATCCGTCGCAGCGGCGTTCGCCGGCATCGCCGATGACATTGGCGAGACCTGGCAGGGCATCGTGGGTGCGGTGTCGTCGGGCGACCTAGCTTTGGCGGCCGAGGTCGCCTGGGCCGGCGTCAAGAGCGTGTTCGCCCAAGGGAAAGCCGCCGTGGTCGGCTTGTGGACCTCGGCGAAGTTCGCCTTCCTGGGACTGTGGGAAGATGCGACGACCGGGCTGGCGATCCTCTTCACCAACGCCTGGGCCGGCATTGCCAAGGGCTGGACGAACACCGTCGCCGGCCTCAAGCAGGTCTGGAACAGTTTTTCGTCGACACTCGCGACCGGTTTTCAACGGGCTCAGCAGTCGGTCGGAAACTTCATTATCGCGGCGGCCGAAAAGAGCGGCGCGGTGTCGAAAGAGTTCGCCGCGGCGTGGAAGCAATCGCTGAACGAACCGATCGAACAGGATATCGCGAACCGCGCTGAGTCGACGCAGCAAAAGCAACAAGAGATCGAGCAGCAACGCCAGCAGGACGTCGCCGATATCGAACGCAATCGCAGCGGCTCGGTCGACACGTTGGGCCAGATGCGTAACGACGCCGACAAACGCATGGCGGCCGAGCGGGAAGCGATCCGCAAGCAGGCCCAAGCCGACATCGACGCCGCCCGGGCCGAGCTGGCCGCGGCCGGCGCCAAGGGCAAGGAGAAGGGCGAAGAGGCGCGACGCAAGCGGGCCAACGCACCAGGGGCCGATGGTCCGCCGGTCGACACGCAGCTCATGAAATCGGTTGCCGGCTCGTTCTCGGCTCAGGCGATTGGCGTGCTCGGCGCGGGCAACGCGCCTACGGCGAAGCTCGAACGCCAGGGCGAGCAGCAATTGCGGGAACTACAAAAGCAGGTGGAAGCCGCTAACCGCAACGCGGCGGCCACGGAAAAAGTCGCGGCACGATTGGCGGTGGGACGATGACGTTTCGCTTCGACGAAAAACCCCGGTCGCGATCCTCCACGTTCCGCGACCGGACGGCCACTCTGTGTTACACGGCCAGCGGTACGACCGACGCGGCGCTCGTGGAGTCTTATGCCGTCCTGAGTACGCCCACGATCTACAACGGGCTGTATCGTCAAGATGTGATTGTCGACGCGACCGCGTCCGACATGTTTGACGTCACGGTGCCCTACGGCCCCGCGCCGCTGATGGGCAACTACCGCCTGGCGTGCGACACGACGGGCGGTACGATCCACGTGTCGGCCTCGCGTTCGACGGTGGCGGCCTACGGCACGCGGCTGGATGGCTCGGCAGCCGCGACGACCGACAACCAGAACATGATCGGAGTCAATCAGGACTCGGTAGACGGCACGGACATCGTCATTCCCGCGATGAAGCTGACGGTGAACTTTCAGCATGACCAGGGTTTCATCACCCTGGCGCGCATGAAGCAACTGGCACGCGCCACCGGGCAGGTCAACAGCGACACGTTCCTTACCTTCGCGCCCGGCGAGGTGCTGTTCCTGGGCATGACCTGCGACGAGGGCAGCAACACGCCGACGAGCGTGGCCTACCAGTTCGCCTGCTCGCAAAACGTCACGGGGCTCACCATCGGCAGTATTTCGAGCATCGCGAAAGCCGGCTGGGACTACGCTTGGATTCGCTACAAGGATGCCATTGTCGGTCAAACGCCGGTCAAGCGCCCGATGGCGGTTTACGTCGAGCGGCTCTACTCGACAACGTCCTTCGTGGCGCTTTTCGGTTTCGGGGGATAGTATGGGAAAGCTCAAGCCCGGTGATCCGCTGAGTGCCATCTCGGCCCGCGAATACAACCGCCATGTCGACGCCGCGGACTGGTACGAGCGCACGCAGCGGCTGGGAGCACGCGGCGGGCCAGCTCGCTCGGGTCTCGATGGCACGCTGGTACGCGTGAAGAACAGCACGGGCAGTGACTTTGGCCAGTACCGCCCCGTCGGGCTCGGCGCTCCCCAGGTGGCACTCAGTGACGGCTATGCGATCTGCGCGGCGGCTACGCCAAGCGACACGTCGGGAGTGTGGGGCATCGCAATCGACCCGATCCCCAATGGCGAAATCGGGCGCGTAAAAGTGACGGGAGCCGTCGCGGCCTATGTCACCATCGCCGACACGAGCCACACGCGCGCGACGGTGGGCGGCGGTGGTGCGCTGGGTAGTGACACCACCGGCAGCACCGAGATCATTTATCAGCCCGGGTCGACCGGAGAGCAGCTTTGCTTCGTCCGGTTCGGTAGTAAGCAGCAATCATCTGCTCGCCAGCGTTTGCACTCCTACACCACCGGCTGGTACGGCACAATTCCCAACGGCGGCGACGTCAACGTGCCGATGTGGGACGCAGACACGATCATTCAGTCATCGCCGGGGATATTTACTTTCAACGGTACGGACTTTGATCGGCTCAAATCACTTGTCACGGGGCTGATGATTGCCACGGCATCAATCGACGTCGAATACGCCTCGTCTGGTTCGTCAACGGACGGGGTGTTGGTTGGTTCTGTGTGGGAATCTACAGGTACATGGTTCACAGGTGGTCAAGCATATGGTTTGACGCAATCCTACGTGCGATACTCGAAAGGGTGCGTTACTAACACGACTATGTTTCAAGTCGCGGTAGACCAAGAAATATGGCTCCGACTGTCGACTGGAACAGGATACGGATACTTCTGGGGAACGACGTCGGACATGACGGTCAACAACGTGCGAGTTTCGCTCGTGCACGTGACCGACGACTTATTGACGCCGTAGTTGTGCTCTAGGAATCACCGCACGCCCAGCAGAAGGCGCAGACGATCGCCAGTGAGAGCAGGAGGCCGCACATTAGGCGTTGTCCCTTTTGCTATCTAGAATCCCCTCCGTCTCAATCCCGAGCAGCAGACACGCCGCACGCAGTTTGGCAATGGTGTCGAGTTGTATTGTGTCCAGCCACGGGCAATGGCATTCTGCGTGCCATTCAATCGTTTTGAGCGTCAAAACGTGGAAGCGATCAAGCGTAGCCCCCAAC